ACTTTATTCTTGTTGAAGCAATTCAACCCTATTTTAGGGGCGGAAATTATTTCTAAATCCTTGATAGGAGTAGCATTGAAAAATGCGAAGTATAAGGGAGATATTGTATTCTTTTTAAGATTGATGGCTGGAAAACCGTTCTATGCAGAATGTTTATTCGTTCTGCTTTTATTAAAAAACAATTCCTTATCATACCCAATACTATGAGGCTTTTATTAAGCCTCTTTTTTTAAACCAAATTTCAAATTCATTATATTGTAGCAGTTTTTACTTTTAGAAAGGAGTAAAATGGTTAAAAATGTTGAAGTTCAGAATGATAATATCATTTCTGACCAAAGTTTTTTGAGAGATAAAATTTCTTCTCTATTTGATGATTTAGATAGCCAAAGACAGCAACAGAAAAAAGATATTAAAGAAGTTGAAAAAGCTATCTTTTTGAAAAATTCAGATAAATTTCAAATGACAGATTTGTTTGAACTTTATCAAACTTTCAAATCTCATGTTTGGGAAAATCTTTATTCTAACTTGGATTTGCTTTTTGATGTTAAAGGTTTAAACGAGAAAAGTGAAAGAAATTCTCATTTACAAAAACATAATCTGCAAAAGTATTTTGAAATGGCTAAACTTCAAAATGTTTTAGATAATGCTATTGATTTTTTAATTAGAAAATCTGAAGCTATTATTTTTGTGGGCTGGAAAACGGAAGAAAAATTTATTCGTAGAAAAAAACAAATCCCAGTAAAAATAGGTAATTCTACGAAGTTAAAAAATGAAATTGTTATTGAACAAAAGAAAATTTATGATGGTTTAGATTTAAAAGCTATAGACCCAGAAAACATAGTCTTTGATGTTGAAATCATAAATATTTTATTTACCAAACTTATGTAACATTAAGTGAATTAGAAAATATTAAGGGATTTAATTATTTAAACGCTGATGTGTTAAAGGAAATAAGAGCTTATGTTAAATCTGCAAAAAATAATTCCAATGTCAAAGGTGTCAATGATGATAAAATTGAACTGCTTGAATACTGGGGAGATATAAGGCTTGCAGATGGAAGTGTTGCTAGAAATCAAGTTGTTGTTCTTGCAGCGAGAAACTTTATCATAAGACAAGAGCTAAATCCTTATATTATAAATCCTTTTGTTGTTATGAATATTCTTCAAGACCCTGATACCAAAAGAGGTTTTGTGTATTTAAAAACAGCGTTGCAGATGAAAGAAAAATCTCAGCAAATATTTATTAACCAATTAAGAGCGTTAGAATTTATTACAAATCCTGCATATCTTGCTCCAAAAGGTGCGTTTTCAAATATCGACCAAAATGCCGAACCAGGAAAAATAATTGAATACGAAGCTTCTTTAATGCCACAAGCGCCAACACCATTAAATATGACAGGTGCGCTGCAAGGTTGGGAGTTTTTATCTTATTTGAAAAATATTGAAGAAACTTCTACAGGGATTTTCAAAAATTTCACTGGGGTTATAGACAAAACTCGTAGTGCAACAGAAGTTGAAGCTACTATTGGTGGACAAAACTCTCGTTTATCAATGATTATTGATGAAATTAATCAGCATTTAATTATTCCTGTAATTGAAAAATCTGCTGATTTAATTGCTAATTTGATTTTTGATGAAGAGCAAATCTTTGTTCAAGAAAATGAAATTCCTCAAACAATAGTTATTAATAATGATGTTCGTGATGGCGATTATAAGTATATTTACGGCGATAGAAACGCTATGCAATTACGCAAATTCAAGGTAAAAGAAATGTTTGATATTTGCACAAATATGCTAAAAACTTTCCCTGAATTGAAAGAAACTATAAATTCTGCAGAAGCGTTTAAATTTGTTCTTGAACAATATGGTTACGATAACTTTGAAAGGTTTAAACAAAATGAAATTAGAGGAAATGTTGACTCAGCATCAAATATACATTCTGCAAGAAATGTTAAATAAACCAGAATGTAAAATTTATAAGAATTTTATAAATAATCTTGTCTGGGAATATTTGAGTACAACAGAAAGCAAAGATTTTTTGCGAGGGATTAAATTCGCAATTACAAAATTTGAAAATGAAATAGAAAGGGCATAAAAATGACAAGTATTAATTATAATGAATTTCAAGCTGGGCAAGGTGTTAGTGCTCCAGCTTTAAACGAGAATTTTACTTTAACTAGTAAAGCAATAGAAACAATTGAAAATACTGTTAATTCTACTCTTACCACAGTGAGTTCTAACGTTCAATTGAAAGCAAATAGAAATGGAAGTAACGCTGAAAAATTTAACGTTGCACAGGCTACAGAAGATACGCAAGCTGTAAATTTAGGACAATTAAATGCTTTGTTAACTCCATTATCTCCTACAGGTACAGTAATTTGGTTTGCTGGTTCGACTGCTCCTGAAGGTTATTTGCTTTGTAATGGAAGTGCAGTTTCAAGAACAACTTATGCAGATTTATTTAATGTTATAGGAGTTGCTTTTGGAGCTGGAAATTCAACAACTACCTTTAATTTACCTAATTTAACTGACAATAGATTTATTGAAGGTTCAAGCTCTGTTGGTACTAAACATAATGCAGGTTTACCTAATATTACAGGGAATATTTATAATTCAACTGTAAATAGTTTGGGTTCTGCAGATGGTGCTTTTGCTAGAACAGCTTGGGAATACGGGACAAATGAATCAGCTGGTGGTAAAGGCAATAAGTTTGATTTTAATGCGTCACGTTCATCTTCTATTTATGGCGCAAGTACAACAGTTCAGCCTAAATCACTTACGTTATTACCTTGTATTAAATATTAAAAGGAGATTATTATGTTACAAATAAAAATTGGTGAGCAAAAAGCGATTAATTATAGCTTAAAAATGAAAAGCACTAGTTTACCTGTAAATTTGACTAATTCAAAAATAATTTTTCAAGTAAAAGAGAATGAAAACCAAATAGATAATTTTTTAATTGAAAAAACTATTACAGAAACCTCTGAAGAAAGTGAAATGGGCAAAATTTATGACCCTGAAAATGGTAAATTTTCTGTTTTCTTTAAAGCTGAAGATACTTTGTCTTTAGAAATAAATAGAGATTACTTTTATACAATCTGGAGAATTTTCGAAAATACAAAAGAAGTTATTTCTTCACAAGGTTTAAAAGTAGAAGAATTTTTAGTTTGTCCTGATTAATAGGGAGAAAAATTATGCCAAATGAAAATACAATAGAAATAATAAATCAAAACTATATTATAGAAATTGATACACCCCAGTACAGTATTTTTACAGAAAATACTATAAATATAGATTATAATTATGCGGTAGGGAAACCTCAAATTAATTCCGTAGAATTAAATGGCAATAAATCTGCAAAGGACTTAGGATTAGTTGATTTTTCAGATATAGAGCTTAAAGAAAATATTTCTAATAAAGTAACTGTTTTAGATGAAAATAGTACTGATATAGAATACCCAAGTGCAAAATGTGTCAATGATTTGTTGCAGCTGAAAGTTAATACTGATTTGTCTAATTTGTCTGAACAAGGACAAGCTAAATTTGATGCAAAAGCCGATAAATCTGAACTAAATAATAAAGCTAATAAAGACCTTAACAATGTTGTAGAAATTGCTGAAGGTTCTTTAGTCGATAATGAATTAAAAAACAAGTTGAATAACCAACAAATCACAAATTGTCTTTTAGAAGTACCTCAAAAAATCAAGTTAGAATTAAATGATGGAGTTTTGACTTTAAAAGCAGGCTCACAGGTTATTGTGCCTAATGGAGCTGGGGTGTTTGATGAAGTTGTTATTGAGAGTGATTTGACTCATGCAACTACTGTTAATAGTAAGTTAATGCTAGTTTTTTATAACAATTCATTAGCCCCATTTTTATTTTCAAAGTGCTATTCTGGTGCAACAGCCCCTACTACTTCAGGAAGTGGGGCAGTCCTTTGGTTTGATACAACCAATAATAAAATGAAAATATCTACCGATAATGGTGCAACTTGGAGAGAAAGAAGTGACAGTTTACCAATAGCTATAGTAACAGCAGATGGTACTTCTTATACTTCCATCGACCAAGTATTTAATGGCTTTGGCTACATTGGTTCTCATATTTGGATGGATAAAGGTGTTAAATTACTTATCGCTGATGGTTATAATGAAGATGGAACAATTAAAAATGAAGAAATAGTTACTCCAAATGTTATTGTAGCAAGGGGATTAGCATCTGGCACAAGGTCTGACCTCATACCTTTTTTAAGGAAATATCCAGTAAGCAACGAACTTCAATTATTCCCAATAGTAAAAGCAGGTTTTCTTGGGGAATTAGATTATGTGCCTACAGTTGGGGCGGGTTTCCAATATTATTTCAACACAAATGATATGAAATGGTATATGCACGAAAGTGGTGCTACAGAATGGGTAAGTACTCCTTATTATATCATTTCACCACCTATAACTGTAGCAAACAATGTTATTACTTCTTTTAAACCATATAAAACATTTAGAGCAGTTGAATATGATAAAGTTCTTTTGAAAACAGACAAATCCGAAATAAGTAGTTGGGGTATGCCATCAGACAAATCCGTTGATTTAACTTTAGGGGCAAGTGGAACAACTTACACAGCTCCAGCTAACGGCTGGTTGGTTTTTGGGAAAAGGGTTGGGGCAACTACAGCTCAATATATACTTCTTATTAACGAAACTGCAAATATGCGCATTGTTGATACAATAAAAGGCGATATTAATAATGAGCTAGGTGCATATTTACCAGTAAACAAAGGCGATAAAGTTAGAGTTGATTACAATGCGACTGGTGCAACTACATCATTTAAGTTTCATTACGCAGAAGGTGAGGTATAACAATGTACTTAGGTTATCAAAACGGACAGATTAAATTTTATACAGAACAACCATTAGACCAAGAGTTTTATAATCTTGATAAAGTCGAAGAAACAGAATTAGAGTATGTTTTAGATGGTGATCAATATGTTTTAAAAGATGAAGCTTGGGAACAAAAACAAGCCCAAATTGAAGCTGAAAGACTTGCCATGTTAAATCTCACTGCTGCTGACGTTGAACGTGGGATTTACAAGGCTAAAGGGATGGACTTTGAAGATATTGTATCTATGGTTACTCAAATGCAACCAGAAGGATTAGATGTCAAAGCTTTAAAAATTGAGTTAAAAGCTAACTACTTCTATCGTGGTAATCCTTATGTTAATGCTATTGGTGATTTGCTAGGATTTTCAAAAGAACAATTGGATAAATTTTTTGCTGACGGAAGTTACGAGCATCTTTTGCCGATAGAAAATGTTGATGTTGCAGGTCAAAATGTATAATTCTTTTGATAATGAACCAAAAATCAAAGTTAACCCAAAATTAAAGAAAAAACCATTTATTTTATTAAACGATATAGCTTATACATCTTCTCTTAAATATCCTTACAGAATAGTCATTAACAAAGGATACAACTGGAACGGGGCTAACATACCCCGTTTTTTATGGAGGATTGTTGGGTCACAATATAACCCTGAATTTTTGCCAGCTTCAATGGTTCACGATTGGCTTTGTGAAAATAAGTCGTTCATTCTTAAAGATGGAGTAAAAATTAGCTCTGATATTTTTAAAGATATTCTTGTTTTCTACAAAGTTAATAAGGTAAAAGCGTGGGTTATGGCTAGTGCGGTTAGGGCTTTTCAATACACGCAAAAAGGATGGAGGTGATGGCCTAATTATTAAAATTTTCTCTATTACTATATTCTCACTCCTCATTTCTTAACAATCCCTCTTTTGAATAAGAGGGATTGTTTTTTGTCGCATTGCTGTACTTGTTAGAAAATTAATTACATTGTTCATAAGAATTAT